GCCGGTCGACGGAATGAAGCTGAAGTTCTTTAAGGAAACTTTGAGAATGAATGTGGACCGTGCCTGGAACGTTGGGGAGTTTGTCCGTGTTCCTAACGGACACGGAAGCCTCAACCACACACGGCGGGAAGGGGGAAACTGGAATGAGGAAGAGTTTAGTGAAAGTTGCCGGATTGAGTTAGTCCATAGCTCAGGAAAGCCACGAGTAGTTACGCTTTACTCTGAGTACAACCAGAAAATCCTGCACCCCCTTCACCGTGCTCTTTACCGCAGTCTTAGCAAGTACGGCTGGCTGCTGATGGGACCACCAACGGACGAGATAGTCGGTTCCCTCCTCGGAGGGGACTGGTTGTCGTTCGACTATTCGTCAGCTACTGATTCAATCAAATCTCAGTACGTGCAGGCGATGATCGACGTCCTCATTGAAAAGAGTGTGGGGCTCACCGAGGAGCAAATTAAATGTTTGCGGGTATTAGAAAGAATGAAAATTGGGGATGGTTGGAGCCACACCGGGCAGCCTATGGGTAGCTTGATGTCCTTTCCAATGCTTTGCTTGTTTAACAAAACCCTGGTCGACATGGCCCTGGCCGACTCGCTCGGGATGCTTAGCAAAAAGAGAGTTCATCGCGATGATCTCAAGGTTTACCAAACTCACCGGTGCAAGATAAACGGTGACGACCTCCTAACCCGGGTCCCCAATGGACAAAAGAAAGACTTCGTTGCGTGTATGGCGGTATGGGGTCGAGAAATCGGCCTCATTGTAAACGAGGAAAAGACAATGCGATCCAGCGTTTACGCTGAGATTAACTCGACCGTCTTTCGTAACGCGCAAGAAGATAAAAAAACCAATCTCAAAATCCTGGGGATTGGCAGGCAAGATGTAGGTGACGCGTTGGAACTCGCCGAAGGTTCGACGACTTCCGTCCCTGGCGTCAAGTACGCACTCGAGGCCCTTCAACCGGCCTTGTCTGTGCAGAAAGATAAAAGGGTGGGGAAGCACCCGAGGCTTGTGGCGTACCTACGAGGTAACAAACGCCTTCGCGCAGCAGCAACAGCTGTGCCGAACGAAGAGGAGAAAAGAAAAAACCTCTTCCCGGTTGTCGTCCGCCCTGACGGTTATGACCTTCTTCCTTGTGAAGAGCGTAGTGTCATCGAAAGGGAGGTCAATCGCTTGCGAC